CAAATCTGACCTCTATCAGATACCTTACCGTAATATGGTGAAGTATATGTTTGAGATGCCAGATGATAGTGCCTTTGATATGTTATACGACAATCTAAGGACACAAGATACTATTTCATTCTGGAGTACCTCATTTATAAGAGGAACTACATTTGATAACTCTATCATCATTGTAGATGAGTTCAGCAACTTGAATTTTCACGAGTTGGATAGTATAATCACTAGGATAGGTCAAAACTGTAAAATCATCTTCTCAGGTGATATAGCACAGTCTGATCTTGTCAAAAATAACGAACGTACTGGTATTCTGGACTTTTTACAGATTATTCAGTCAATGCCATCATTTGACTGCATTGAGTTCGGTATTGATGACATCGTACGCTCTGGTTTAGTCAGAGAGTACCTTATCGCTAAAATTAACTCTCAACTTTGATTATGTTTAAAACTGTAGGACCGCCCGTACCTTTGACGGAGCTTAATGCTGTTACAAAGGAAAAAGGACGGTTATATGAGGTATCTGAAGGTAAATGGTACCCATCAGTCACTACAGTTACAGGTATCCGTAAGAAAGATCAGATATTGAAGTGGAGACGCAAAGTAGGTGAGGAAACCGCAAATAAAATTTGTGGTCGAGCAACATCACGTGGCAATAAGTTTCATTCTATGGTAGAATGTTACTTAAAGAACGAAGATGTTAAATTCGATGAAAAGCACCCTCTGGCTAGTTTCTTATTCAAATCTGCCAAAGACACTCTTGATCGGATCAACAATATACATCTTCTTGAATCTCCTCTCTATAGCGACAAACTTTGTTTGGCAGGTAGGGTTGATTGTATAGCAGAATTTGATGGAGTTCTCTCTGTCATTGACTTTAAGACATCAACCAAGGAAAAGAAGATTGAATGGATAGAGAACTATTTTGTTCAAGAAACTGCTTATGCTGCAATGTATTATGAACGTTGTGGTGTCAAGGTTGATCAAATTGTCACATTGATTGCGACTGAGGAGGGTGTGATACAGGTCGTTCAAAAGACTGACCTTAATTATTATTATGAACTTCTCTTAGAGTACATCAATGAATTTATGGCTACTATTAAATGACAAAAGAATTTAAAGAAAAATTTATGACTCAAGCGAAATTCTCTACTATGGTAGAGGAGGTAGTCAAAAATTCTAATGGGTTGGTAAACTACATCGATGCTGTCATCGTAGTCTGCGATGAACTGGACATCGAGGTTGATACTGTAAATAAGTTGATCAGCAAACCGCTGAAGGACAAAATTAAGTTTAATGCCCAACAACTAAACTACGTTAAACGCACCACAAGGGGTGTGCTTCCAATATGAGTAATAAATTCTACGAATCAGAACAAGTCAAAGAAGAGATAAAAGGGATGGAGACATTGTATACCGAACTAGCACGGTTATCCATTCAGTTTCCATCTATGTCAGATGAACTCAAACGAGAACATCTGGAGAAGACTATGATGCTTATTGCAAAGCAGAAGGTCTTTTATGCTAGACTATGCTTAATGGCAGTCGAGAGTGAAGAAGCCAAGATTATCAAGACACAACTTGATAAAATGTCCCAAGTTTACTCTCAAGGACGTACTATACAGGACGTTCTAGGAGAGATGGAGGACAAGTTAAGGGTCTTCAAAAAGCAGCTTGACGAAGCCTAAATAGTATGTTACCCTTAATGGGTAGTAAATTCACACTTACAAAATACAGGTACACACGTATGTCTTTTTCATCACTGAAGAAAAAGTCTGGCAAGTTCTCTAACTTGACCAAAGAAATCGAGAAAATGACCAGTGGTGGTCGCAAAGTCGATGAAAGATTTTGGAAACCACAGGTCGATAAGTCAGGTAACGGCTTTGCTGTTATCAGATTCCTTCCTGAGACTGAGGGGAATGACCTTCCTTGGGCACAGGTTTGGAGTCACGCATTCCAAGGACCAGGTGGTTGGTACATTGAGAATTCTCTCACAACCCTCGGACAGAAGGATCCAGTTTCTGCACTGAACTCTTCTTTATGGAACTCTGGAAGTGAAGCAGACAAGGATACTGCTCGTAAGCAGAAGCGTAAGCTTTCCTACTACAGCAACATCTATGTTGTTAAGGATCCCTTGAACCCTGAGAATGAAGGCAAAGTATTCTTGTACAAGTACGGCAAGCGTATCTTTGACAAGATTATGGCTAAGATGCAGCCTAATGAGAATGATTATGATCCAGAACCCGCTTTCAATCCTTTCGATCTATGGAAGGGTGCTGACTTCAAATTGAAGATTAAGCAAGTTGCTGGTTTTTGGAATTATGATGATTCTACTTTTACCACACCTAATACTCTAGGTGATTTTGATGATGCTAAACTTGAAGCGATCTACAATGATGCTCACAATCTAAGTGACTTCACTAGTCCTGATCAATTCAAGTCATATGAAGATCTTGAAGCACGTTTGAAAGCAGTTCTTGGTGGTCGAGTAGACCGTGAGACTGTTGCTGAAGAGGTGCCACCTAGACCAGAAGAGGAAGTTGCAGCGAACTTAGGATCTACAGTCAAAGCAAAAGACTGGAGTGAATCAGTGGACACTACACCTTCTGTCACAGAAGATGATGATGCGTTGTCTTACTTTGCTAAACTAGCAGAAGAAGGATAAGGAACAATGAAACGATTTGCCATTGCTGTTGTTGCTTGCCTTGCAGGTACTCCTGCAATGGCATCGTACAACCACAACATTAGATCAGGGGAGTTCGAAGTAGAACCTTCCCATTGCGTCCACGACGCATTATTTGGATGGAATTGCTGGTATAAACCAGTTGAAAGGGAGTTCAGGTGGAGACACGAAGAACCTCATCACCACCATCATTACTATAGACCTACATTTAGACCTAATAGATGGAATGAGCACGGAACTCCTTGTTATTTTTACAAAAAGAATGGTTGGTGTTTCTAATTAATAACCACCAGAGGAACTAGTTTGAGTATTATTATTACTTGTTTGAGTCGTTGTAGATGATGTCGTGGTAGTTGTTGTAGTAGTTGTTGATGCTACTCCTGCAGTACCCCCACTAGAACCGCCAGATGATATAAGAGCAGTACTAGAACCACCACCTCTAGCAGACCCAGTTGAAGCAGTGCTTTGACTGGGTTTTCTATAGCTTGATATACCTATGAATTCTTCAGCAATAGTAGTTTTTGTCTTCTTATTACCTTGTTCATCAACTTCAGCGTGAGGTAGGTACTTAGCAAGTTTCTTAAATTCATTAATGAAGTCAGTCACATAATCTGCACGTAGTAGATATATATTTCTCTTCTTCTCGTTTTCAGCAGCAGCAACCTCATAGTGTGTTACTGAGTGACGACATTCTGATTTAGGTACGATAGTACCATCAGGTCTTATGTATTGGAAATCCTCATTAACTACGATTCCTTCATCAAATACCTTAGTTCCATCAGTAGCAAATATCTCATTAGATTCATAGTGACTTATAGCATCAACATTACCGTGTTCTTGTTCAACGTAATTGTATAGATCATAACGAGTCATTGGCCAGTCTTGATTAACGTTGATAACGTTGTTAATAATCAATACAATCCAATCAAGACCTGAGTCTCCATAGAATTTACGAGCAACTTGATCTGGTCTTTCACCTTCTTCTATTTCATACTGTGTAAAACCTAATAATGCTCCTTGTAGGTCATCTTTAATTTTAATTCTTCTAAAGATGTTTCTACACAACTCATAAGGATGTACACCATCTTTAATGGTTCTGTTACGTACGTAAACTTTAGGTAGGTATCTGAAATAAGCCATTAGGGTCTCACCATCTCTCTTGTAATGAACTGAGTTTCTTTAAATGTCATTGAAACATCCATAGCAGCAGGACCATAATCCCTTGATGTGTCTGCTCCATCTTTCAATGAATTGTATTGACCATCAGGTGACGTGTTAACAGACAACGTGGACAGTACACACTTCGTAGGGAATCTAACTATACGAGCAATACCAGCAGGGATCCTTGATTTATTATCAGTAGTGGACATCCTTACAATAGACAGTCTCATAATGTCAGGAATGTTAAGGAATCTAGCACCACCAAGATATCCAGATTTACTTGTTAATACATCAGAAACAGTCTCATTAAGGTTACCAAAATCATCTTGACTTCCAGTGGAAGGAAGCATTGCAGTCCTTAGTGTTGATATGATTTCATAACATTCTTTTGCTTCTCTAGCATTACGTGGTGCAAATTTAAAGTTAAAAGCGTGATCTCTATAATTCACACCTTTAAATGTTGTTTCTTGATAAGGGTTAAACACCTTCTTTGATGTTACTGCTAACAGATCATTAGCATCTGCAGAACTACCTAGAAGACCAAGTGCTGAAGCAGCAGAGTCCATAACAAATGATGGTTTAGCAGTACCAGCAGTTTCTTGAGCAATTTGAACTGCATCTTCTTTTGTCTTACCAGCTTTAAGTGCGTTAGCTGCACCTACACCAGCAGCACCAAGAGTAGTAACGTTATAACTCGTAGAATATTGTTCATTTAACCCCACAGGAAGGTATAGATAAATAGTCTTTGAAATACTGCTGGCATTAGCACCTTTATAAGGTTCTTTAAAGCCACCACCATCACCAGCCCAAGTATATGGATTGGCACCATTAGCACCTTGAGTCTTATAGATTGTTATTCTTAAATAATCTAAGTACTCGGTTTCATAATTATCATCTCCTCTGATACCACTATCGGTATTAGGTACTTGTCGAGGTAATTGTCTGGGGTAAACTAACGGTCCATTTGTAAAATTAGACTGTTTATTTTCACCAGCACTCTTAAGTACAGAGTTGATTGCTTTAGAAAATATGGATGGAATAGATGCCATTATGACCTATAAAACTTATTCAGGTAGGTTCAAACCATCAAATCCTGCAAAATATAAAGGGGATCCCACAAACATTATTTATAGATCTTTGTGGGAGAGGAAATTTATGGTATGGTGTGATA